CGCTATTGAAATAGCAAGTCATATAGTCCGAATAGGGGTACAAGTACTCTATCTGGTCGATCCAGTGCATCCATCTCTCTTTTGGAGTGGTGGAGGCACCGGGTCCGTGGAACGGGACGATGTCCCGCTCACGTACCTTATAAAGTACCGATTGTACATGTTGTTTAGCACGTCGTAGAAGTAAGGGACTAGTACAAGAAGTACTATTCCCCCAATCTTTGACAGTGCTGTTAGTCGAGAGGAAGCCTTTGTAGGCTTTCTCGATCGAGTCTGTAGTTGGCTGCACATAGGCTTTATAGCTGAACAGCAAAAGCTGCCGCAAGAACCGTAAGTAATTGCCGTCCAAAACGGACAGCCTTACGAGTCGATGCAGCTGTGAAGGAAACCTATCGAGTTCGAGTTTTATCCCGTTCTCGATATGGTCCATCACATGCTTTTCTAGCTCTGGAGCCTCGTTAAGGCACCAACAGAGATCGTACCTAGACCCTCGTATTTCAGAGAGACTAGACAAACGAGCAATGTCAGCTAGCAGGCAACGATATGTTGATTCTATAATCTTCATGTCTTAGGAGTACCACATAGCCGGCTGTAATAGCGATCAGATGGCTAACGACTTTATAACAATAAGTAACTTACGTTACTTCTCGTTATTGAGGACATTAGCCATGAAGTTCGCATCTGCAACGACGGCCTTGAAGGTCGTCGTGACATCGGTTACGTCCGCGGCGAGAGCCGTGGCCGGAACAGCAAACACAAAGTAACACGAAGTCGTGATGCTTTGGAGGTTTGCGTCGATGGTGACGCGATCAATTCGTCCAGTGTAACGTCGACCGGGCACTTTCGTGGCCGAGTCGACATAATCAGTGGAACGGATTGTCATGACATCCGGGGTATTGATACCCCGGGCAGTGGAACGGCGTTCAGAACCGTCCTTCTCATCGAAGGACTTCTTGAACACGATCGTATTGAATGTCAGATCGGCATTCATGTGGTATTTTATGATTGTACTGACGTTTACTAACGTTCATCTACGCAGTCGGCTTAATTGCTGACCAATCAAGGCGGCAGTGATGCCAGCTTGAGATTTTCCGTAGCGGGGCTTCCATTCTGGCATAAAACCAGGTGAAAGCACTGACCTCTCGTAATGCTTATCCTCAACGGAGCACAACCTTATATTGTCCAGTGTTTGTTGCGTTGCGCACACAGTGCGCAATGTACTAAACTGTTCAGTTCTAAGGTGCCACTTCGTGGACTTGGTAAAAGAGACTACTTCGAATGGGGAAACCCCAATCGAATCGTCAATCTTACCAAGAACATTGCGAATATCGACGAACCAATCAGCAACGAAAGAGAATGGTATTCTCTCCCATGCTAATTGGGCCGGCGACGTGGTAAACCTACGCATTAAGAAATCCAAGCGACTAATTGAGTCGCTTAGATAGCGTGGTACGTTAGGCTTAACAACTAGAACGTATCGGACGGTAGGAGTCATGAGGGGTATACCTTGAAAGGTATGCTCCAAATAATTCTTACCATTCGCTACCTGGTTTTCAGGTCCC